TGCTTCTGCAACAGCTGCTGGAGAAGGTTTCCCAGGAACTGGATCCCCGGCTGCTTACGGTGCCGGCTTAAATGCTGGTGGTAGATACGGTTCTGTCGACCTTAGTGCTAACGGTGGTGAGACCTTTGCGTTGTATCTAAACGGTTACACTGGAACTTACCCTGCTGTAATTTCTGCTTCGCTAAACCCACAGTCAAGCAACTATTTTGCTAATATTTTAAATACCGATCCTGCTTCGATTGAAACAAAAGGCCATCTTTTATATTCACACTTTGATGTAGATCCTGCTTTGGCTGTTACAGCTCCTGCGCACGGATTAGTTGGTCATCGAACAAGGGTGATTTTAAATAGTGGTTCCGGAGACCGCAATGATTTTGCAGGTGGATCTGACTACATACCAAATTACGAAGGGTTTGAAAATAGATTTACGCATGCGAAAACTCCTTTTATTATCTCACAAACGTTGGGCAACTCAGAAAAGAATCTTTTCAGATTCCATGCACTTGATTCTGGTGTTTATGGGAACCATAAAGTCAAAGTTTCGATCGCCAATATTCAGAAGTCTCGCAATGTCAACAACAAATACGGTACTTTTGATGTTCTTGTTCGTAGATTCGGTGATTCAGACACTAGTCCTGTAATACTTGAAAAGTTTATTGGTTGTAGTCTTGATCCAAGTTCTCCTAGGTACATAGCTAGATTGATTGGCGATAGAAATGTTTTCTACGACTTTGAAAAGGCTGTTGCAAACCAAAAGCTTGTGGTTGATGGTTCTTATGCAAATCAGTCTGCTTATATCAGAGTAGAAGTATCTGCTCAGGTTGACGCTGGTACGATGAATGCCGAAGCACTTCCTGTTGGTTTCCGTGGCCCATTCCACCTTGTAACCTCTGGTTCAACAATGCTTGAAACCCACGGAGCAGACGCTGCAAACCTCCCAGCCGAAGGTGGATCGCCTAAACAACACATGTTTACCGACATGGTTCAGGCGCCTTTACTGTATAGAAAATCAATTTCAAGTGGCACAGGAAACCGCGCTAGAGTTGTTAGCGATCTTTTCTGGGGAATTCAGAACACTAAGGTTGCTGATGTGGATGTTCCAAACGACGGCACAGCAATTAATTCTAATGCAGAATACTGGACATATTATCATCCAGGTTACGAAGGAAGCTTCCCGGCTTGGGTTGGTGCTAACGAAGGTACTGCTGACGCAAATAGTGCTGTTCTTGATGCAGACAGATTTCAGAATGGAAAGTTCTCTCTTGAAGACGTCTTCATCAAAACAAAAGCCGACGTTGACGAAGTAGATCCGACTCAGTGGTCAACTGCAAGATATGTGCGAACTGGAGTTAGTCCAGGTACTGCGGGGATGCGATTCCTCGATGTCGATAAGGATTTTGGCCAACAGGCATCAAGAAGATATTACAAGTTTACGACTATTCTTCAGGGTGGTTTCGATGGTGTAAATATCTTTGATACTGACAAAGCCGAAATGCTAAATGCTGCAGCAATCAGAGAAATTTCTGATTCTACTGCTCAGGGTGGCACAGCGGGACCAACGGTTGCATCTTACAGGAAAGCACTAGAGGTTATTGCAGAGAAAAGTTCTATTGATATACAATTGCTTGCAATACCTGGGCTTAGAGAACCCGCAGTAACTGATTTTGCTATTGATAAAACAGAAGAGCGTTTTGATGCACTTTACGTTATGGACATTGAGGAGTGCGATTATACTGGAACTGCTGGTATTATCACTGGATCAGTTCAGGAAGTAAGTGTAACAAACACAGCTGCAAAACTTCAAGCTAGAAGTCTTGACACCAGTTTTGCTGCAGCTTATTTCCCTGATTGTTTAGTGAGAGATCCTGCATCTGGTGCAAATGTGAGATGTCCTCCATCGGTTGCTGTTCTTGGTGCTATGTCATTAAATGACTCTGTTGCGCATCCTTGGTTTGCTCCTGCTGGCTTCACTCGAGGTGCGTTAGCAACCACAGAGCAAACGCAGGTTAAGTTGAACAGAGCTAACCTTGACACACTTTACGAAGTGGATATTAACCCTATTACTTCTTTCCCAACTTCGCCTGGTGTAGTTGTATTTGGTCAAAAAACTCTGCAACAAGCACAGTCTGCTCTTGACCGAGTAAATGTTAGAAGACTATTGATTGATATTCGACGAAAAGTGCGAAATGTTGCCAACACAATCATTTTTGAACCGAACCGTGAATCTACGTTGGCAAGATTTTCTGCAGCCGTCCAGCCTATCCTGGCTAGAATACAGGCTCAGCAAGGTTTAGACCGATTTAAAGTTGTTATCGACTCGAGCACAACTACTCAGTTGGACGTTGAGAATAACACCGTAAGGGGTAAAATATTCTTGCAGCCTACAAAATCGGTAGAATTCATCTCACTTGATTTTGTTGTTACAAATCAAGGTGCAGAAATTTAGAGGTAAGTTTTCATTAACTGCATAATTAATGGTATAACAGGAGATTAGAAATGCCAGAAACATTAGACGTCGTCGATTTGCTCCCGAATAAGTTTGAGCCAAAAAGACAAAATAGGTGGGTTTTAGCAATAGAAGGTATCGATGCATTCTTAGTTAAGACCGCCAAGAGACCATCAATAAGTTTTAACGAGACCACAATTGAGTATATCAATTCAAAAAGATATCTGGCTGGTAAGGCCGATCTTGGTACTTTTGATGTTACTATCCACGATCCTATTGCACCATCCGGAGCACAACAGGTAATGGAATGGATTAGAACTCATTATGAATCAGTTTCAGGTCGTTCTGGTTACGCTGATTTCTATAAGAGGGACATTCAGCTTAAACTGCTCGATCCCGTTGGTACTGTTGTAGAATTCTGGGACATTAAAGGTGCTTTCTTGACTTCAGCTGACTTTGGTTCATTGGACTATGGTTCAGACGAAGGAACAGAGATTTCCTTGTCAATGCGCTTTGATAACTGCGTATTGCAATATTAATAAAATTATTATTTTACAAAAGACGGTTCTTCTCTAAATTATACTAGGATATCTAGATAACTAATTTGGAGAAGAATAATGTCTGGCGAAAGAAGCAATAATGATATTTTTAGCGGTGGTGCTCCTGGCGACCGCGCAAAGATGACTGGCATGCCGGTTAGAAACACGATGAAGGACGATTTTGGTTTGGACATTCCGACCGAGCTCGTCCCTCTTCCGTCTTGTGGTAAAGTATATAACGCAGAGAGTCCTCTGCACGGCCAGGCAGCCGTAGAGATCCGGCCGATGACGGCCCGAGAAGAAGACATACTTACGTCAAGAGCATTAATTAAAAAAGGTACAGTTATTACTGAACTTATTAGATCTTGCTTAGTTGATAAAAGGATCGATCCTGATAAGCTTGTTTCCGGAGACAGAAACGCTATTATGACGTCTTTAAGGATTACGGGCTATGGATCAGACTATAGTGTAGACGTTGAATGCCCAGAATGCACAGAGAAGTCTAAACAGTGCTTTGATCTTACAAAGTTGCCTTTAAAAATGTTGGAACAAGATCCTGTCAACACTGGCGAGAATTTGTTTAATTTTACTTTGCCTTATACTAAGAAAGAAATTAAATTTAAGTTTCTTGATGGGCAAGATGAATCAAGTATTAATAAACTTCAAGAACGGTCAAAAAAGTCAGGAACTAAAAACAGTAGCGCAATCACTCTAAGGTATAGATTTCAAATTCAAGCCGTTGGTGAAATTACTGATAAAACAAAAATTCAAATGTTTATTAGAAATATGCCGGCAAAAGACTCCCGCGCTCTGAGAAAACACATAGATTCGATAGAGCCAGGAATTGAAATGAAAAGCTGGATGGAATGCCCACACTGTGGCGAAGAGTCGGAGGTTAGAATGCCGTTAGGGGCATCGTTTTTTTGGCCTGACGCCGACGGATAAGGAATACATACTTGAAGCCATCTTTAATCTTATGTATTATATGGGCTTTACTTATGTAGAAGCCTACAATATACCAGTTTGGCAAAGAAAATGGTTTATTCAACGAATTAATAAAGAATTTCAAAAGGCCAACGAAAAAAATCAACCCGCTCAATCTAGAGCAGCGCACACAAATACTCCCGATGCCAGAACCTTAATGGGCAATTCCAGAGCAGCTGTGCCATCAAGATTAAGAAGGTTCACTTAGATAATGCCGCCTTGAGCGGCATTCTTTTTTTGAATTTTTGATTCCAACATAATTATTCTTATACGGAGATCGATCATGACACCAAAAACTATGCTAGAGATTATAAATGCAGTCCGTGGGAAAGATAAAGCAAACGTTGTCGTTGAAAACGTGAGTCATGCTAAGCCCCTTGCTGCCGCTATATTTGAATCAAAATGCTTATTTGAAATACTGGAAACAGAAGCAAGGCTAGACGAAATAGTTGAGCAGATATCTAAGAAAAACGAGGCTGCAAAAAGATACGAAAAAGCAACCGGAAATAAGTGGCCACTTTAAAAATAGGTATCTAGATGTCGACACAAGATCTTGGAGCGCAGCTTAATTTAGCGAACCAACTGAGGGAATCCTTAGGTGGCGTTGTCGAGATGTTTGAAAAATTAGGGTCGTCCGCTGGAAACCAAACAGACTCCATCAATCGGCTGTCTGATTCTATGCGAGATGTTTCGGAGAATACAAATCCGGGCGATCTAAACGACATGGATTCAGCATTGAAGAATCTTGCCGGCAGCCTCAACGACGGTGATAAAAAGTTTAAGAAGTTTACAAAAGGCCAGATTGCTGCAGCGGCTGCTGTATCCGGAGCTGTCGCTGGCTTTAAAGCCTTTAAACAGACACTCGGTGCAACATTTAATATGGTTGGCAGTCTGACAAGCTCGATGTTTAACCTCGCTAAAGGCGGTTTCGGAGCACTTAAGAGTACCTATGAAGG